AGATAATTGAGCTTGCAGAGCGTATTGGTATGCCGCTAATGGAGTGGCAAAAGTGGGTTGTAGAAGACATGATGAAGATTGACGCTGACGGGAACTTCCGTCGCAAAACCATCGGACTTCTCATCGCCCGTCAGAACGGAAAGACTCACTTAGCGCGTATGCGCATATTATGGGGGTTATTAAATGGAGAACGCATTGTGGCTATGTCTTCTAATCGTAATATGGCTCTGGATAACTTTAGAGAAGTAGCCTACATAATCCAAGCGAATGAATGGTTAGCAGAACAGTTAGCTCATAAGCCGCGCCTTGCTAACGGGCAAGAAATGATTACTTTTAAGAATGGTGGACGTTATGAGATCGTGGCTGCTACGAGAGATGGTTCGCGTGGTAAAACTGCTGACTTACTGTTTATTGACGAGTTACGAGAGGTTACTCTCGAAGCATGGACGGCTGCTCGTCCAGTTACTAGAGCAAGACCTAATGCGCAAACATTCGTTACGTCAAACGCTGGCGATGCGTTCAGCCAAGTCCTTAACGATTTACGCGAAAGAGCGTTGGATTACCCTAGCCCTACATTTGCATGGTATGAATATAGCGCTCCACAAGGTTGCGACATCTGGGATAAGAAAAATTGGTATTTGGCTAATCCAGCGTTGGGTTTCACCATCGACGAAGACACTATCGCAGAAGCGGTAGCAACAAACCCAATAGAAGCTACTAGGACAGAAGTCCTCTGCTCTTGGATTGACTCATTAGTCAGCCCGTGGGCTAACGGAGTAATTGAAGCAACAACTGATCCGGATTTAGTGCTTCCAGTGGGTCTGCCTACTATCTTTGCTATTGACATAAGCCCTAGTAAGCGAGATGCAGCTCTTGTTGCTGGCGTTCTAATGCCAGATGGCAAAATTGGCTTAGGTATTATGGAACTTTGGACATCTGAAATCGGAATCGACGAGTTAAAAATGGCAGATGGAATCATGGCTTGGGTTAAGAAATACCACCCACAAAAACTTCTCTACGACAAGTATGCAACTGCCACTATCGCCCAAAGATTACAAAATCATGGCGTTATGGTTGAAGACTGCTCAGGGCAACACTTCTATCAAGCTTGCGCGGATCTTGCCGAAGCTCTGGTAAATAATCGCGTTGTGCATTCGGGGCAAAAGGAGTTTGTAGCCCATATGAATAACTGCGCTATGAAAACTAATGATGCAGGGTGGAGAATCGTCAGACGAAAATCAGCAGGCTCCGTGGCTGGAGCAATCAGCGCGGCAATGTGTACTTGGGAGCTAACAAAACCACAAGCGACACCTAACATTATAATTGTGTAATTTGACGAAAATCACGATATAATTTAAGGTATGGGTTTTTGGGATAAATTAGGTTTTGCACCTATTGTAGAAGCAGATAAATCCGTCGTCCCATCAACCCGAATAACTGCACAGGTAAACCCTGCGGTGTTCGATGCGCCATATGGACAACTCTATGGATCATATGGTCTAGGTGGTTGGAATAACTACGCTAATAGCGTTAATCGCTTACAGGCTATGTCTGTACCTGTTGTTGCTAATTGCCGTAACTTAATCGCTGGCACTATTGCAGGAATTCCATTAGAACTTTATGACCGCACAACTGGAGAAGAATTACCAGTCCCACTTTGGCTACGTCAGCCAGATAAGCGCTCACCATTAGCAAATACAATCGCTTGGACTGTTGATAGTTTAATTTTTTATGGCGTTGCTTATTGGAAAGTTACAGAAGTCTATGCAGATGATTTAAGACCTGCTCGTTTTGAGTGGGTTCAGAATGACCGCGTTACTGTAAAGCTCGACCAATATAATCAAAACGTCGATTATTACATGATTAACAATGTTCGCGTTCCAGATAGCGGCGTTGGTTCGTTAATTACTTTCCAGCATTTAGATCAAGGTTTGTTACTTCGTGCAGCACGCACAATTAAATCTGCTATTGACTTAGAGTTAGCGGTTAATGTTGCTACCGCAACACCACAGCCATCTGGTTACATTAAAAACAATGGCGCAGACCTACCAGACGACAAAGTTCAAGGTTTATTAAATACTTGGAAGAACGCTCGCCAAAATCGCGCTACTGCTTACCTCACACAGACTTTAGATTACGTTGCGACGCAGTTCTCACCAAAGGACATGACTTACAACGAATCAGCACAGTATTTAGCAACACAATTAGCTCGCGCTATGAATGTTCCAACCGACATGGTGGACGCTGAACAGTTAAAGTCAAACACTTACCAGAACGTATTAGACGCTCGTAAAGATTTCTTAACTTACACACTGTATCCATATATCGAGGTTATTCAGTCTCGTTTATCTATGGAAGATTTAACACCGCGAACACAAATGGTTCGTTTTGCTGTTGATGATACTTACCTAAAGGCAGATCCTATGGAGCGCCTGAACGTAATTGAAAAGCTTCTTACTCTTGGTTTAATTGACTTAAATCAGGCGAAAGAAATGGAAGACCTAGCCCCAGATGGAGATGGTGAAGTTGAAGAACCACTTGACGTTTAGCGCAGCAATTGAAGCTGCTGATACAGAACGCCGTGTTATCGCTGGACAAATTGTTCCATTTGGCGAAATCGGCAATACAAGCGCAGGAAAAGTAATTTTTGAAAAGGGATCTATTCAAATTCCTAATGTTTCAAAAGTTAAGTTACTAGCGCAGCACCAAATGACTGCATCAGGCGTTATTGGTCGCGCACAGTCAATTACAGAAACCGCAACAGGCATGAATGGCGTGTTTAAGGTTTCTGCTAGTGCAGACGGAGAAAATTTTCTTATTAAAGCCTCAGAGGGAATCCTCGATGGCTTATCTGTTGGCGTGGACGTAATCAAAGCGTCAGAACGCAAAGACGGAGTTTTAATTGTTAAGGCTGCTTTATTAAAAGAAGTAAGCCTAGTCGAATCGCCAGCATTTGATAATGCTCGCGTTATCGAAGTAGCAGCAGAAGAAGCAGAAGCTCCTGCTGAAGAAGAAGTTTCTGAAACAGAAGTTTCAGAGGAAACCAAAACCGAAAGTGAGGCACAAGTGGAAGACACCACTCCAGCCGCGACAGAGGCAGCAAAAGTAGAAGATGCCTCACGTCCAACAATTAAGGCAGCAGCAACTCCTTATATCACCACAACAGTTCGCCACGGAATTACCTCAGCAGGTAAGTGGATCGAGCATGAATTAAAGGCAGCCGCAGGTAACCGCGAATCTGCAGAGTGGGTTGCAGCAGCAAAAGACATCACAGCAGCAACAGACTCAATTGGAACAACAAACCCAGCGTTTAACCCAATTCAGTATTTAAATAACTTTGTATCGAACACCAATTTTGGTCGTTCAACAATCGACGCAGTAACAAAGGGTGCGCTACCTGCTTCAGGTATGACCATCAACATTCCATCACTTGTTACTTCAGCAGGTGGCGGTTCTTCAACTGCTCCAACTGTTGCTTCAACAGGTGAAGACGTTGCACCATCATCAACTGGGATGACCTCAGCGTATGAATCAATAAGCATCACTAAGTTCGCTGGCTCCCAAGTGGTGACCTTAGAACTTTTGGAGCGTTCTGACCCTGTTTTCTTTGACCAGTTAGCAATTCAGCTACAACGCGCTTACGCAAAGGCTACAGATGCTTACATGGTTAATATCCTTGCAACACAGGGAACACAATCAGCAGTAGCAGCTGGCGTAACAGCAGCAGACTTCCAGAACTTCGTAGCGGTTGAATCAGCTTCTGCTTACTCTGGATCATCTTACTTCGCTTCAAACCTTGCAATTTCTCCACAGTGGTGGTCAAAGCTTCAGGGTTACGCTGATACAACAGGTCGCCCTCTATACACACTAGCTTCACCACAGTTCAACGCTGCTGGTCAAGTTATCCCAACTTCAATCAAGGGTTCTGCTCTTGGTCTTGACGTTTATGTTGATAAGTTCATCACCGGAACTTCAACAGGTCTAGATGATGACTCTATGTTCTTAATTGCACCAGAAACAGCTATGTGGTGGGAATCTCCAACAGCTAATTTCTCTGTAAACCACGTCGCTGACGCAACTGGCAACATGGTTCTACAAACAGCAATTTACGGCTACGGCGCAGGTAAGGTTCTTATTCCTGCTGGCGTTCGCCGCTTCAATATCTAAGGTTTTAAGACCTTAAACAAGTCGGAGTCCCCAGCAGTTAGAAGCCCTGCTGCTGGGGATACTCCCTAAAGAAAGGAAAGCCAATGGCAGATTATGTAACAGTAGCGGAAGTCCGCGATGCTCTTGGCGTTCAATCTTTATACTCAGATGCAGACATCGAATCAGTCTGCCAAGCTTCTACAGATTTAATTCAGAAGCAATTATGGTTCAATGAATATCCTGTTGTTGGCGTATCTATCTACGGCAATATCGCTACAGCAGTTTTATCCGCTCCGCTTCCAATCGCGACAGGTCAAACTGTTGTAATTACAAATTGTGGCAGCGACTATAACGGAAGCCATGTAGTTACTGGCACATATCCGTGGTCTAGCGGTTCTTTATCTTTCAATTGGTTTGGCTTCTTGCCTTACACCCGTTACAACTTCCCTGCTGGTTACTCTATGATCCAATGGGACAAAACCCACGCAGACGAGAATTACCATTTAATTGTGCCTTACGGCAAAGTAAAAGTTTCACCTGCTACCGACGCAGATTATGCTAATGAGCCTTTGGTTCGCGAAGCTGCGTTAATGATAGCCATCGACATTTGGCAAGCACGTCAGCAGTCCAATGCTGGCGGCGTTAGCCCTGACTTTTCTCCATCTCCTTATCGTATGGGTAATTCTTTGTTATCCCGTGTTCGTGGTTTGCTTGCGCCTTATCTATCGCCGCGAGGTATGGTCGGTTAATGTCCGTAGCAACCCTTAGATCCGATATCGCCGCAGCCTTAGAGAACCCATCGGTGTGGCAGGTGTTTTCCTATCCACCTGCTTCACCTTTGGCTAACTCAATTATTATCAGTCCAGATGATCCTTATATTTCACCAACTAACAACAATTTTAATGTTGCCACTGAAGTTAATTTTAAGATGACTTTAATCGTTCCTCTATTTGATAATCAGGGCAACTTAATGAATATTGAGGATTTTATTACCGCAGCGTTTCTGAAATTATCAGAAGCAACAAACTTACATTTTCGCATTGGGACATTTTCAGCGCCGTCAGTTTTGCCTGTCGATGCCGGACAAATGCTCAGTAGCGAAGTTTCACTAACCTTTACTACCAACTGGAGCTAATATGGCCGACATGAGCGCAGAAGACTTGGCTTTCTTGAAGAAGATAGGCCAGATTACCGAAGAACCTAAAAAACCAACCGCTAAGAAAGATGAGGAATAACAGATGGCTGTTTTTCTAAACAATAAAGTCGGCGTTAAGATTAACTCAGTAGATCTTAGCGACCACGTTACAGCAGTAACACTTAACCGCAATTTCGATGAACTAGAAGTAACAGCTATGGGCGACACTTCACACAAGTTTGTTAAGGGCTTGGAAGCTTCATCAGTGACAATCTCATTCCTAAACGATACTGCTACCGCGTCTGTTCTTCAGACACTTCAAGCAGCATGGGGAACAACTGTTACCGCAGTCTTAATCCAAGACAAATCAACAACAGTTTCAGCAACCAACCCACTTTATACATTCTCAATCCTTGTGAATAAGACAACTGACATCAACGGCGCAACTGGCGACATCGCGACTCAGGACATCACATTCACAATCAACGGCGCTACAGCAGTAGCATCAACAGGCACATTCTAATTAAATAGCGAAAGGGCTTAAAATGATTAAACTGACGATTACTAGGGTTTCAGGGGAAGTCGATGAATGCATCGTTACCCCTGTAATCGAGTTTGCATTTGAACAATATGCGAAAAAGGGATTTCGTAAGGCATTCCTTGAAGACGAAAAGCAAACAGATATTTACTGGCTTGCTTGGGAATGTCTTCGTCGCAAAGGTGTCGGCGTGAAGCCGTTTGGTGCTGATTTCTTGGAAACGTTGGAAAACGTGGAAGTGACTTCTGCTGATAACCCAAATGGCTAACGCGTGATTCCATGCATTACAAGATAGCTGCAATTGCTATCGAGACAGGAATCGCGCCACAGTATTTATTAGATTTAGAGCCAGATATGTTAAACGCATTTATGGCTTACTTTAAGGATAGAGCAAAGAGGATAGAAAATGGCAGTAAGGCTTCAAGGGGCAATCGCTCTTAGAAAAGCTTTGCGCCAGTTCGACCCTGATCTAGCCAAAGAGACACAAAAGGAAATCGCGAGTTTCCTAAAGCCTGTTGTCAAGGAAGCACGTGGGTATCTTCCTAACGACAGTAGCACCTTGTCTAACTGGTCTGCTAGAAATAAGCGCGAGGGCGCTAGATTTCCTTATTACGATTTTGCTATTGCTAAACGTGGTATCACTTATAAGTCTTCCCCTAGCAAAATGAATCGTCGTGGCTTCCGCGCTCTTGCTTCTCTTTTTAACAAGACCGCTGCTGGCGCTATTTATGAAACCGCTGGACGTAAGAATCCAAACTCTACATTTGTTAAAAACATCGAAGCCAAGTATCCAAACAAAATGGTTGGCAAAGATAAGATGCAAGGTAGAGCCATGTTTAGGGCTTACGAAGAAAACGAGGGCAAGGCTCAAGATGGAGTTATCCGCGCCATAGAAAAGGCGGCAAAGAAATTTAAGGGGGCAACAATTGTCTAATCTGAGAATCGACATCGCCTCCGAGTTTGATAATCGTGGTTTTGCTAAAGCACAATTAGCAACCAACCATCTTGATAAAGCAGTAACCAAATTAGGTAAAAAACTTACCGCTGCTTTTAGCGCCTATAAAATCGCTCAGTTTGGCAAAGACTCAGTTAAGGCTTTCGCGGCGGATCAAAAGGCAGCAGCCGTCCTTGCACAAACCTTAGACAACGTAAATCAGGGTTACCAGACCGATATGGTTAATGCTTACATAGCAAAGACCGAAGCGCTATACGGCGTATTAGACGACAAACTGCGTCCTGCATTTAGCCAGTTAGTTATTGCTACAGGCGATGCCACAAAAAGCCAAGCGTTATTACAGACCGCGTTAGACGTATCCGCTGGAACTGGTAAAGACTTAGAATCAGTCACCGCTGCTTTATCTAAAGCTTATCTTGGCAATACCACCGCGCTTCAGCGTTTAGGTGTTGGTTTATCTAAAGCCGATTTAGCTGGTAAATCATTCAACCAAATAGTAACTATTCTTAACCAGAACTTCGCTGGACAGGCAGCCACCGCAGCCGATACCTACGGCGGCAAAATCGACCGCCTTAACGTAGCGTTTGAAAACATGAAAGAAACCATCGGTAAAGGCATAATCGACAGTCTTAATCAGTTAAACACTTCTCAGGGTTTCAACGGCGTTATCGAGAAAATGGGAACGCTGGCGCAAGACATCAGCGACATTATTCTTGGCATTGGCGTAATTGCTGGCAAACTGCAATCGCTTCCAGGAATGGGTGTTCTTGGCGATATTATTAAATTTAATATAGATCATGGCTTGCTAGGTATCTTAAAGACTTTAGGCGCTAAAGAACGCACCAAAGGCGCTCAGCCATCTGTTGTAACCAATTTCCTAAGCGATATGAAAAACATCGCAGCGGCTACCGCTAAGGCAAACACTAACGCCAAGACATTACTCAAAACCACCAAAGATTTAACCAAAGAGCAGAAAGACCAATTAGCCCTAAAGAAAGCAGGGTTAGAGGTTGATAAGGCTCTTGGCATATTTAACCTAGATAAAATCGAATTAGCCGCTGCCGCTATGTCTAAGCAAACCGCAGAAGACTATGCTCGCATTAAGTTAAAGCAAGATATCTTGGCGCTTCAGGATGCCATCAACAAAGGCGACGCAGTAGCGGCTACTCAACTAGCATCAGTCGTAGAGGAAGATTACAAGCGCGTTCAGGCTTATCAAGCCATCAACATCGCCGCAGGAATCCAAGCAGGAATAATCAACAACATTAAAAACGCTGCTTCGCTTATTCCAACAAATATAGATTTAATCAACTTAGATAATTTGAAATCAGCGTTAGATTACATCAAGTTAATGCTAGAACAACTTTCTAAAGTTCCAACTCCATCAACACCAAAATCCACAATACCACCAAGTGCTTTCCCTAACGGAGTTCCGTTTAATCCAAACATTCCTTATGTTGCACCGCCGGGCGCTGAAGGTAAACACTTCCTACAAAACCCAGCAACAGGTCCAACAGACATATTTGGACTTCCTTTTGATCCAAATGCAGTTATGAATTATGGTGCTGGCAATCCTAATTTGAAACAGCAAGTAACAGTAACTATTATCGATAACACCTCTGGCATTATCGACATGGTTACGGACGCTACCCAACAAGCATCAGCAAACGGAATTAACACACGCTTAATCCGTAACACGGGCGGACTTAGCTGGTAATGCCTGCCCCATATCCAATAACCCCTAACCTCGTCGTTTACTTTACTGACGGCGCGACCTTTGGTTATGGCAACTTTGTTATCGGCGATACCAAGAACGGCATCATCGGCACTAACACAATGGCTAGTTCTTCAACAGGCGATAGAATTGTAGATGTATCTAGCCAATGCGTTAAAGCAACGCTAGGCGGCGGTTACAACCTATTGCAGGGACAGTTCCAAGCAGCACAAGCAACATTCCGCATCGTTGATCCTAACGGAGACTGGAATCCATCTAACCCTGCTTCCCCTTACTATGGCTATTTAACAGTAAACCGAAAGATACGTTTCACCGCTAACTACGGTTCACAGGGCTATTTCCTATTTTCAGGATATATTCAGGCGTATAACTATTCTTACCCTAAGAACCAAGAAGTCGGCTATGTGGACTTAGTCTGCACCGATGCTTTCCGTTTGCTTAACCTTGCTGGCATTACAACAGTTTCAGGCACTAGCGCAGGACAGACAACCAGCGCACGAATCGGTAACATATTAGATCAAGTCAGCTTCCCTAGTTCCATGCGAGCTATTCAGACAGGCTCTACAACTGTTCAGGCAGACCCATCAACTCTTAGAACTGCACTAGCGGCTATTCAAAACTGCGAGTTTTCAGAGCAGGGCGCGTTCTATATCAACGGCGCTGGTAACGCAACATTCTTAAACCGCCAAACAGTCGAAAAGGCTGCCGCTGCTACTCCGACATTTTTTTCTAATGACGGCACAGGAATTTCTTATTTTGACTTTAAACCAGCCTTTGACGATAAGTTAATCATCAACCAAGCGACCATTACTCGCGTAGGTGGCACTGCTCAATCGGCTAGCGATACCGCTTCTGTTTCTAAATACTTCCCACATTCTGTTAATTACGATAACTTGGTCGTCCAGACAGATGCAGATGCGCTTAACATCGCTCGCGCTTATGTGGCAACCAGAGCCGAGACCACGCTACGCATCGACTCTTTGACTCTTGATCTAACCACACCTAACTATTCTGCTGGTATTACCGCAGCTTTAAGTTTCGATTACTTCTCAAATGTAAGGTTCTACAACGTGGGCGTCGATGGCACAATCATCGACAAAACCTTGCAGGTAGTCGGTATTGCTCACGAAATCACACCAAATTCATGGAAAACCACTTTCACGCTCTCCGAACCGCTGGTGGACGCTTTCCTTATTGGAAGCACCACACAAGGTATAATTGGAGTTAGCGCAATGACTTACTAGGAGACATAATGGCAACAGGATTTCCAGCAGTAACAGGCGACGTTCTGACTGCTGCTATGTATAACGGACTAACCACTTTTAACGTGGCGGCAGACCAGACAGCGGATTACACCGCAGTATTGACGGATCAATACCAAGTCTTAACCAGCATGAATAAGGCTACTGCTATTGCTTTTAAAATACCTACAAACGCTTCAGTAGCGTTCCCAGTAGGCACAACCCTAACAGTCCTAAACAAGGGCGCTGGAACTTGCACAATTAGCGCAGTGACCGCTGGCACAACCACAATTCTTTCAGCAGGTGCAACCGCTGCTTCCCCTACCCTTGCACAATATAAGTCAGCAGCTTGCATTAAGGTTGCTACCGATACTTGGTATGTGGTGGGCGCAATTGCTTAATAATGCCGTCGCTTTACTAGCTGGTGGCGTAGCAGCAGCCGCCAATAGTTATGAGAGCATTTCAACTTTAGTAGTGGGTGCAGGTGGCGTTGGTAGCGTTACCTTTAGCTCAATTCCAGCTACTTACAGCCATTTACAAATTCGTTATATTGCCAGAACAACTGTTGCTTCAACAGGTTTAGACGATATTTTCGTAACTCTAAATGGTTCATCAGCTTCTTATGCTTGGCACAGATTATTAGGCGATGGTGCTACTGCTACCGCGTCTGCTGGAACAAGCACAACGCAAATTGGTCTAAGTGGTGCAGCGCCTAGAGGAAACTCAACCGCTAGCGCTTACGGCGCTGGTGTTTTAGATTTACTTGATTACACTTCAACCAATAAGAATAAAACCACTCGCGCTTTATTTGGTGCTGATCTTAATGGTTCAGGTCAAGTTCTTCTTGGTTCAGGTCTTTGGTATGCAACACCAGCAGCGATTACTTCCATAACACTTACTCCTGAAGCATCGCACACATTTGCTCAATACTCATCATTTGCACTTTACGGGGTGAAATAAATGGCAGCAGGTTCTACATATACACCGATAGCGACAACCACGCTTGGCTCATCTTCTTCTAGTGTGAATTTCTCATCCATCAGTGGAAGTTATACCGATTTGGTTATTGTAATTGATTCGGTATTGACATCAGGTGGCGTTTCTGCTCCTACCATTCAGGTAGGTAATGGCTCGGTAGATACAGGCACGAACTATTCTTATACGTTGCTAAATGGTAACGGAACAGCCGCCAGTTCTGCACGTTCTTCCAATTCTTCTTCTTTAGAATTTTTATCAGATGGCGCTGGAAGAAGCAACGCCGTTATTCAAATTCAAAACTATGCAAACACTTCTGTATATAAAACAGTTTTAATTCGCACCAATGACGCTAGCGCCTTAATTCGTGCTTATGTTGGACTATGGCGTTCTACTTCTGCAATTAACACAATCACGTTTGCAGGGGCTACGTTTGCGGCTGGTTCTCAATTTACCCTTTACGGAATCGCGGCAGCATAATGGCAAATACATACACACTCATTTCAAGCGTTACTGTGGGCGCTGGTGGCGCTAGCAGTATTGCGTTTTCATCTATTCCTGCCACTTACACCGATTTTAAATTAGTTTTATCCGCTAGAACAAATAGAAGCGCTACAAATAACAACTGTTTCATAACATTAAACGGTTCTTCTGCTACTAATTACAGCGATAGATATTTACAAGGAAGCGGCAGCGCGGCTAGCTCAGCAAGCGACTCTGCTGCCGTTTCTGCTTATATTGGTGGCGTTCCCGGTTCTACTGCAACTGCTTCTACTTTTAGTAATATTGAGATTTATATTCCCAATTACGCTGGAAGTTCTAGCAAATCATTTAACGTAGATGCAGTCGCGGAAGATAATGCAACAGCGGCTATATCAAATTTAGTCGCAGGGTTATGGTCTTTAACAAGTGCTATTACTTCCATTTCAATAGATGCTGCAACCTTTTCATTCGTCCAATACTCAACCGCTTACCTTTATGGAATCAAGAACAGTTAGGAAAACCAATGGCAACTAAAATCATCGTTAATTGCGAAACTGGCGAAGTGGCAGAGGTTGAACTTACTGCTGCTGAAATCGCCGAGCGCGAAGCTGCTCAGGCAGCGTTCGAGGCAGAGCAAGAAGCTAAAGCCGAAGAAGAACGCGCTAAGGCAACTGCTAAGGCTGATCTATTAGAGAAGCTAGGCATCACAGAGGACGAGGCAAAACTCCTGCTCTCATGAGTATTAGCGGAGTGTTAGCGGCTGCACGTGCAGAAGTCGGTTACAAAGAGGGCGCGAATAACGATAATAAATTCGCTGCTATTGCTGGTCATGCCAATCACCAGCCGTGGTGCGCTACTTTCGTTCGCGCTTGCTTTGTTAAAGGCAAAGAACAAGCTGCTATCCCTAACACCGCCTACTGCCCTTATATCGAAGCATGGGGCAGACAACACAATCGAATCGTTCCTATGGCAGAAGCCAAAGCTGGGGACTTGGTTCTATTTGATTTTGCTAGAAAAGGAATCGCTGACCACGTCGGCATTCTTAATTACGATTACAATCCGACACGTCCCAACCTCCTACGAACCATCGAGGGTAACACTGGCTCTAAGTCAGAGACTAATGGGGATGGAGTCGCAGCAAAGAATCGTGCATCATCGCTCGTTCGAGTTATAGTCAGACCAAACTGGAGTAAATAAATGAACATGAAAAACCCTTATGTATTAACTGTAGGTGCTTTCTTAGCTGCATGGGCTGGCAGCAACTTTGAACCTAACTACAAAGCCGTTCTAATGGCGGTGCTAGCAGGCGTATTTGGATACGCAACCCCTAAGAAGAAATGACCGCTAACGATTTATTAACCATCTGGATAGCAAGCATTTCTGTTATCGGTGGTTTAGCAGGCTTTGTAATTACTCATCTTCTTAATGAAATTAAACGCCTTAATTCGCGTGTCGATGAGATTTATAACATTCTTTTAGACCGACAATAAGACATGGCTCTAACAGATGGCAACTGCAAAGACGACGGCATCGCTTATCTGATAGAAGCTACCGAGTGGTTAGCGAGTATGAAACATGGCAAAGAAACGACCAAGCCGCGTTAAGACTGTAAAGTATGAAGACTTTACTCCTTTAGAAATACACGCTATCCAAATTCGTGAATACTACCTAGCACTGCGTAAAGCAGGGTTTGACGTAGAGGGCGCTCAATACTTATGCGCGGCTTCCGCTGGTTGGCCTGACTGGTTTACTCCAAACATTCCAGACCATGATCCGATAAACCCCGACTTCTCGCCGTGGGAAGATGAGGACGACGATTAAGAAACGCATACTGGTTATAAGTGATTTGCAAGTTCCTTATCACCATGAAAAATCTGTACAAAATTTAATTAAACTTGTACGAAAAGAAAAGTTTGACCAAGTCTTATGTGTAGGCGATGAGTTAGATATGCAGTCCCAATCTAAATGGGCTAAAGGCACACCGCTAGAATACGAGGGGCAATTAGATGCTGATAGAGAAACTTGCCGCGATATTCTTTGGGAACTTGGGGTTACTGACGTTACGCGATCTAACCACACCGACCGGCTCTACCATACCTTGCTCAGAGGAGCGCCAAGCCTACTCGGACTACCTGAGCTTAATTACCCTAAGTTCATGGGCTTCGATGAGCTGGGAATCAAGTTCCATAACAAACCCTACGAATTCTTACCAAATTGGGTGCTAGTTCATGGAGACGAGGGAAGCCTTAACCGCAACGCAGGCGGCACGGCAGCAGGTTTGGCTAACAAGTTTGGCGTTTCTGTTGTATGCGGTCACACTCATAGACTGGGCTTACAAGGGGTTTCTACGGGCTTCAAGGGGCGTTTTAAGACAGTTTGGGGCTTTGAGGTAGGTAACCTTATGGATAGCAAGAAAGCGGGCTATTTAAAGGCTGGTAGCGCTAATTGGCAAATGGGTTTTGGAATCATCGAAGTCTACGACAAACAAATCACACCTATCCCAGTCCCTATCAACGCGGACGGGTCATTCACCATTTACGGCAAGGTTTATAGATAACGAAATCGTTATAAGACACGCCATGTTTTAATTGGCGGTTTTTGCCACCTTTTGCCACCCTACTCATGTGAGGGAAATACCCGAACAGATAGGAAACAATGAATATAAATCCTGACTTTGTTTTATTTATAACTTTAATCGTTGGTGCGATTTTTGGTTATGCGTTAGGACGCTGGGATCGTCAAGATACTTACGTCCGTGGCTATAAGCGCGGCAAGCTAGTGGGCGAAGCGGTAGCAAAGAATGAACGCTAATGACGTCCTCAATGAAGCTCACGACATCTTGCTCCAGCGTGAAGAACGTTACGACGACTTTCACGTTACGTCGATACGAACTGCGGCTCTCCAGTCCGTTATCTCAGAATCAAAGCGAACCCCAGAGGGCTTCTGTCTGGACATGGTCGCAGTCAAGCTTGCAAGGATCTACAACAGTCCTGAGCATTTGGACAATTATCTGGATGCCATCTGCTATCTTGCAGAAGCAGCAGCGTTAATGAAAATGAAAGAGGTTGAATAATGTTTAACTTAGCAGATTACGAGACAGTTGAAGAACGTTTAGAAAAGTATTGGAAAGAGAACCCAGATGGACGAATTGAAACAGAACTTATCGAGGCTAGCGCTGGAAGATTTATCGTTATGGCTCGAATCTTTAGAACCGAAGCTGACGCACGATATTGGACTAGCGGACTTGCATTTGAACTCATTACAGAACGAGGAGTTAACGCTACGTCGGCACTTGAGAACTGTGAAACGAGCGCTATCGGACGCGCACTTGCTAACGCAGGGTATGCAACAAAGGGTAAACGGGCTTCTAGATCCGAAATGAGCAAGGTGGCTAATGCGCAGCCAAACAAGTTCGAGAAGAAAGTTCAGAACTTTGTAAAGGAATCTATACCAGTAGAAAAGCCGTCAGACCCGTGGACTATTGAACAGAAGGAAATGCCATTACCGGTAGCGGATGCCGTTACAGCCTTAAATGATGGTATCAAACCTGAGTCTGTGCCAACATGCCAAAAGCATCAAAAACCTATGTTGCCTCGAACAGGAAATAAAAATGGCAAAGCTTGGAAGCATTACAAGTGTGCCGGGAATTGGCCTGATGCATGCGAGGAAATCATTTGGATGGAAATAGACAAATCAGGTAGATGGATACCACAGAAGCCTAAGTTTCAGACAGGAGAATTACAATAATGCCAAGTCAAACACTTATAAATATTGGTTTTGGTGCTTTAGTTTTTATTATGGTAAGCGTTGCGGTAGCAATTTTAGCTATGGCGATTTCAATTATTAGGGAGAATTGGTAATGGGATATCTACGAATTACAAGACCGGATGGCACAGAGATTGTCTTCGGTGAAGAAGATGAAATTACATTGTACGAAGTATGCGATGTATGTAATGAGCCAAGACCAACCTATGAGCTAACCAATGTAGGCGGACAGACTGACTTAGATGCAGTGTGGGAATGTGAGCGCTGCCATGGGGTGAACAAGTCATGACAAAGCCTGTTAACTTATGCTGGGAGTGTGAAGTCAGAGAAGCAGAAGTTTTAGACCGTTACTGCAAAGTATGTAATGAGAAGGCAGAATGGATTAACGACTTTTACGAGCAATTTGGGGATTGACAATGGTTTCCAAGGCGCGTAAAGTGCGTGGACGGCGTACCGAGATTATCGTTGCCAATTATTTCGCTAAGGTGTGGGGAAGCGCCAAGGCGGTTAATAATGGGGCATCGGGCAGCGATATCTTGGATACGCCTTTTGACATAGAGGTGAAAGCAAGGGCGGCATTTCAGCCTAAAGCTTGGATAGACCAACAGAAAAAACGCGACGAGGGCAAACTAAAGTTCGTTGTTATGCGTTGTAATGGACAAGGCGAAAACCCAGAGGATTACGTGTTTATAGCACGACTGGGCGACATGATGCCATTACTTGAAGATAAAGTCCCAAGCGAAGCGATCGTAAGATGCAAAGGTTGTGGGACATGGACAGTTGATGGGCGAGTCTGCGAGGTATGCGAAGTAATTCAATCAAATAAGTAATTATCAACAGCCTGTGGATAACTTAGGAGAAAACATGATTTCACGCTCACGACACGCAGACAACCTGTGGAAACTTGACAGGGCTGGTACGCTATTAGGCAGCGCCTACCAAAGGCGCACACCGAGCCGCCTCAAGCGGCTAGCTCGGGGGGTGCTAATAGCTATTGGGATAGCTCTATGCAGTGCAAGCCCAGCAGGTCAGGCAACAAC